GTTAGATATAATAATAAAATAATTTTACATTCTGATTATGTTAAATTAGAAAATGTTGAATTTAGAGTTAGACCTGGAGGAAAAGACCGAGTTCGTTCTGAAAAACAAAAAAATGTTCATGCGTTTGTAATTGGAACTTTAATGGATTATTGTGAGTTCCCTTGTGAGAATTTACCGGAAGAACCTAACAATAATATTGTTACCTACAACCCATACAAGTATAATTCTTATGTTATGAAAGACACCGAAGAACCTATATTTCACGCCAATGAAGTGGAAATGATTAATTTAAAAAATAAAATTTTTATAACAAAATAAAGATGCCATTACCAAACAAAATAAAAAAACATATTCCGTTAACATCCTCAAAAACTCTTTTACCAAGAAGAGAAGAACTTTTGGATAAAATTAATAAAGACGGAACTTTCCTACCAAAATCAATTTTACATGCGGATTTGGATAGGGGGTTTTTGGATTTTGTTAAAAATGATTTAAAAACCGTTGTTGAGGGTAAAACCATATCAATGGTTGATATTTTGGTTACAACTCAAAATTGGTCACAATTCACAGAAACTTGGAATTTACAAAATATAGATAAAAATGTTGAGACCCCATTTATAACCGTAGTTAGAGTACCCGAAGTTAAATATGGTACAAATCCCGCAATAGTTTATAACATACCAAACAGAAAACAATTTTTTTACGCTCAAGTACCAACTTGGGACGGACAAAGACACGGGTCGGATATATATAAAATACCTCAACCAGTTCCTATTGATATTTCATTCGTTGTTAAAATTATTTGTAATAGAATGAGGGAATTAAATGAATTTAATAAAAATGTACTTGAGAAGTTTGCATCAAAACAAGCTTATACATCAATCAAAGGACATTACATTCCAATCGTTATGGGAAACATTTCGGATGAATCTGTAATGGAACTTGAGAAAAGAAAATATTACATACAAAGTTATGATTTCACTGTACTTGGATTTTTAATTGATGAAAATGAATTTGAAGTTTCTCCGGCAATTTCTAGATTATTACAGGTTGTGGAACTTGATAAAAATACAACAAAAAAACAAAAAAAATTAAATTCAAATCTAAGTAGTACAACTTTAAATGTTTTATTTACTGAAAATAATAATATTATTTCACAAATTTTTGATTATACCGCAGACTTAAATTTGGGTAAATCAATTAACATTGAGTCGTTTGATGTGTTCATTAATAATGAATATTATGGGTCTGATTTACCTCAAATACAAATCAACACAAACGATGTTTTAAAATTTATTGTGGTTAAAAAAGATGAGACTAAAGAGGCGTCAATTGTTTTAGAAAACCATTTAATTTAGTCCTCACCATAGATATCCTTTTTAGGAGAACACTTTTCAACAATTAATCTTTCCAAGAATCTATACATTTTGATTCCATTTTTTTCACAATAATTTTTAAGAATTTCGTGGGTTTCTATCGAAATCTTTAAATTTTTAATCTTTTTAATGTCTTTATCCATAGGTAGAAAAAAGGTAGAAAAAAGTCTACCTAAAATATAAATAGTTCGCACAAAGTAAAGTCTTTTGTTTTTTTTCAGAATATTTATCAATAAAAATAAATTAATAAATAAAAACAACAAAAAAAATGGCATCAAACAGTAAAGTATTCGTATCTCCTGGAGTATATACTTCTGAAGTTGATTTAAGTTTCGTAGCCCAAAGTGTGGGTGTAACTACATTAGGTATTGTTGGTGAAACCTTAAAAGGTCCTGCCTTCGAACCTATTTTTATACGAAATTTTGATGAATTCTCGGCGTATTTTGGAGGAACTTCCCCTGAAAAATTTATAAACACACAAATACCAAAGTATGAGGCGTCCTATATCGCTAAAGCATATTTACAACAATCTAATCAATTATTTGTAACTAGAGTTTTAGGTCTTTCCGGATATGATGCGGGACCATCTTGGTCAATCACAACAAAAGCAAATGTAGACCCAACCACAATAGATTTTTATTGTGATGTTCCAACAATAGTTGATTGTGTTGATGGTTGTGAAAGTTATTTAACAACATCATACACATATACTTTTTCAGGTTGTAACGATAGTTTATCATCTATTAGTGTGATTGATACGGATTTACCTAATTACTTATTAAATAGGTTAGATTTACCGTATGAATTATTTGATGGTAGTATATCAACTCTTAGGTCAGATATTAACAATTTAATATTTAACTCTATTAGTGGAGAATCAAATAACGGTATTTCGTATTTTGGTACAATACCAACAGACGTATATACCGGATTAACCTCTTATTCACCATCAACAAATGTGTTTGGTGTTGATAATGTTAGTTCAGATTTTTCAGATTATATGGCGGCTCAAAACGACCCTTGGTATTATTCATTGTTTGATAACATTGGAAGTGGTTCTTATACAGGGTCATCTTTTTATAGTATTGTAGATTCATTAGTTCCAACATTTACCTCTTCAACCTGTTCAACTTTCTTTGAATTTAGTGTGGGTGGATATGTTTTATCATTTGATGATTTGTCTCTTTCAGGAGGAACAGGATATTCTGTGGGTAGTGGTACAACAACAACTGATGGTTATGGTGTTGGATTAACTGTTAGTGTAACAGTTGATTCAGGTCTTGTAACCGGAGTAACCATTAATACACCAGGTACCGGATATCAAGTTGGTGATACAATTACTATAATACAAGGAGGTTCAGGAAATGATGCTCAAATTGTTATATCAGATTTAAGTGCTACAACAATTGGTAATATAAACTACAACACTTATAAAATAGATGTTATTGTTCCGTCGGGAATAGATTTATCAAACATTGTTTGTGGATTTGAAACTTGTGTTCCTGACGAAAATGTAACAATCTCAGCAACAACTCAAACAAGTGGTGAAACGGATAATGATTTCTCTAACGGATGTTTAGAATATGTATTACTTTCTCAAGATGGTTCAACCGAAACTACTTGGACTGTTTGTGTTCAAATTGAAGTACCGTGTAATGTTAATATTAACGGAAATACTGGAACACCTAATACTGGTACAACTAAATCTTGTTATTCGGGAACAGTTTTTGGTGAAGTATTTGTTTACACGGGAACTTCTTACACAGATTTTGACGATTTAGTTATTGCAACTCTTCGTTCAAGAGGTATAGCGACTTATGGTAGTGATGACGGAGCAGTTTATGAAGTATCAGGTTTAACAGATGTATCAATGGATTGTACTTTGACTTATTCAGGAGTAACTAAAAACCCATTTTCAACCTTTGGTTTAAATATTACAAATAAAGATGGTGAGTCATATTTCTTTGAGACTTCATTACAAAATTCGGATTCTAAATATATTAGTAAAGTTTTTGGTTCATCTAATTTCGCAAAACCAAGAACAACAGTTCCGTTATTTGTAGAAGAAAGATATCAATCTTTATTAAATTATGGATATAGAAAAGGATTTATTAGAGGTTTAAATTGTGATTTAACATCTTTACCAAACGCTAGACAGGGTGTAGACCCAACATCAATCGCTTGGTACTTGGAAAAATATCAATCACCAACATCTCCATGGGTTGTTTCTGAATTAAGAGGTAATAAAGTTTATAACTTATTTAAATTCACAACAATTGCTGATGGTGACTCTGCTAATACAGAGGTTAAAATATCTATAGCAAACATTTCATTTAATAACGGAACTTTTGATATATTAGTTAGAGATTTTTACGATTCCGATAGTGCTCCTGTAGTTCTTGAAAAATTTACAAATTGTAATATGAATCCTAATGATAATTCATTTGTGGCTAAGAAAGTTGGTACTATGGATGGAGAATACGAATTGAATTCTAAATATGTTATGTTAGAACTTAATGAAGATGCTCCGGTAGATGCACTTCCTTGTGGATTTTTAGGGTTTAATTCTAGAGATTATGCGGGTGTTAAATCACCATTCCCAATCATAAAAACTAAATATGATTATCCTGGTGAGGTTGTTTATAATCCCCCATTTGGATTAGGTTCAGGGGCAGATGACGCAACTAGAAGTGGTGGTGACAATGTTAGAAGAACTTATCTTGGTATTTCAGATAGTATCGGTATTGATGCTGATTTCTTTGGATATAAAGGTAAACAACTACCATTAGATGTTTGTAATGATACAACAGGTGATGATTGGTCAACTAGAACTAAAGGTTTCCATATGGATAAAGACGCTAATAGTATCTTAATCCCTAATACTTTTGCAACAAGTGGTACACCGGCATTCTATGTTGGAGACGCAACATTCACAAAAGACCCTGATAACGAATCAAGTCCTTACTATAGACTATATTCTCGTAAATTTAGTTTCCTTGTTCAAGGAGGTTTTGACGGGTGGGATATCTATAGAGAATACAGAACAAATGGTGATACATTTGTATTAGGTAGAAATGGTTACTTACACGGTTCTTGTCCATCAATTAAATATCCTACAGCAACAGGTTGGGGAGCATTTAAACAAATCACGGTTGGAGACAACAGTCAAGATTGGGGTAACACTGATTATTACGCATATAAATTAGGTCAACAAACTTTTTCTAATCCTGAGGCGGTTAACATCAATCTTTTTGTAACTCCAGGTATTGATTACCTTAACAATTCAGATTTAGTTGAAAGTGCTATAGATATGATTGAGAACGATAGAGCGGATTCGTTGTATATCACAACAACCCCTGATTACAATATGTTTGTACCATCTACCGGAGACCAATTAGATTTAATCTATCCTCAAGAAGCTGTAGATAATTTAGACCAAATAGGTGTAGATTCTAATTACACAGCAACTTACTACCCTTGGGTATTAACAAGAGATAGTGTTAATAACACTCAAATCTACTTACCGGCAACGGCTGAGGTTACGAGAAATTTAGCATTAACTGATAATATTGCTTTCCCTTGGTTCGCTGCGGCGGGTTACACAAGAGGTATTGTAAATGCGGTTAAAGCGAGACGTAAACTAACTCAAGAAGATAGAGATACACTTTATCAAGGTCGTATTAACCCGATTGCTACTTTCTCTGATGTTGGTACTGTAATTTGGGGTAATAAAACTCTTCAAATAAGACAATCGGCTTTAGATAGAATCAATGTTAGAAGATTATTACTTCAAGCTCGTAAATTGATTTCTGCGGTGTCTGTAAGACTATTGTTTGAACAAAACGATGCTAAAGTAAGACAAGACTTCTTGGACGCTGTTAATCCTATTTTGGACGCTATCAGAAGAGATAGAGGTTTATATGATTTCCGTGTAACAGTATCGTCAGACGCTGCTGATTTAGACAGAAATCAAATGACTGGTAAGATTTATATCAAACCAACTAAATCATTAGAATTTATAGATATTACATTCTATATTACTCCAACCGGAGCTTCTTTTGAGAATATATAATTAAAATTGTTATGACTGACCGGTGAATTCCGGTCGGTTGTAATATAGCCATACAAAAATATATGTTAAAAAATAGAAAATTAATAGAAGGTATTGATGAAACAGGGGCTCCTGATGAAAAATACTACGCATTTGATTGGGACGACAATATTGTATCTATGCCAACTAAAATCGTATTAAAAGATGAAGATGGTGATGAGGTGGGTATGTCAACTGAAGATTTTGCGGAACACAGAACTGAAATTGGTAAAGAACCTTTTGATTATGAAAACCATAAAATTGTTGGATTTGCCGACGAACCATTTAGATATTTTGGTATAAAAGGTGATAAACAATTTATTGTTGACGCTATGTTAGCTAAACCAGGGCCAGCTTGGCCTGATTTTGTTGAGGCAATTAACAACGGGTCAATTTTTTCAATCGTGACTGCTAGAGGACACACTCCATCGGTACTTAAAGAAGGTTGTTATAACTATATTGTTTCTAACTTTAATGGTATTGATTCTGAAGAATTAATAAAAAATTTAGAGAAATATAGAGATTTGGCAGATGAAGAAGAAATCTCTAAAAGTGAGATGATTAGGGAATATTTAAATTTATGTAGATTTTACCCAGTGACTTTTGGTGAGGGTTCCGCTGTCAACCCAGAAGAAGGTAAAATTAAGGCATTAAAAGAATTTGTAGAATATGTTAAAAAAGTTTCTAATCATATCCAGAAAAAAGCATTTTTAAAAAATAAGATAAGTAATTATTTTATACCTAAAGTAGGATTTTCAGATGATGATGTAAGAAATGTTGAAGTAGTTAAAAAACATTTTGAAAAAGAACCAGAAAACATAATTAAAACTTATTCAACAGCAGGAGGAATAAAAAAAGAATATTAAATAAAAAAACTAGTAATAAAAATCTAGTTAGTTATGCTTAATTATAATTTTTAAAGTTTTAAAAGTAAATAGAAAAAATTTTAATTGAGGATATTTATAAGAATAACAATAAAATAAAATAAAATTAAAAACAATTTAAAATGGCTGATTTATTAATGAAAATGCCCATACCGTATGAACCTAAAAGACAGAATAGGTTTATTGTTCGTTTTCCATCTTCTTTGGGAATTAATGAATGGTTTGTTGAAACCGCGGCTAGACCACATATTACAATTAACGCAACAGAAATTCCTTTTCTAAATACTTCAACATATGTTGCTGGTAGATTTACTTGGGGAACAATTAATGTTAAGTTTAGAGACCCAATTGGACCTTCAGCGTCTCAAGCTCTTATGGAGTGGGTTAGATTATGTGCTGAATCTGTAACAGGTAGAATGGGATATGCTGCGGGATATAAGAAAAATATTGATTTGGAAATGTTAGACCCAACAGGTGTTGTTGTGGAAAAATGGATTTTAGAAGGTTCGTTTTTAAGTGATGTTAACTTTGATTCATTAGGATATTCAACCGATGCTCTTGCGTCTATTACGGCAACAATTCGTATGGACCGTTGTATATTAGTTTATTAATTTTTTTACATACCCTTTACATCCAAAATAAAAATCCATATATTTATCGTGTAATACGGTAATGTATGGATTTTACTTTTTTCACAACAAATAATAAGTCGGGATATAAGACAACAGAAAAATGGTTGTCAATTAACCATCCTCAATTATATAAAAAAATAATAGATTATTCTATTGATATCTCTTTGGATTTAATTTTTAAAGAAAAAATATGGTTTTATTATAATAATCTTTTGGAAAGACCAAAATGTGTTACTTGTGGTACGGAATTAAAATTTAGAAATAGATTTGATAACCCATATGGTGAATTTTGTTCTTTAAACTGTATTAATGGTAATAAATTAGAAATGGTTAAACGACAAAAAGAAACCTTTCAAAAAAAATACGGGATTGACTTTTACCCACAACACAAAGATTTTATAACTAAACAAAAAAAAACCAAGTTAATTAACTTTGGTGATGAAAATTATAACAATATAGAAAAAAGTCAAAAAACTAGAATTAAAAAATATGGAGATAAAAACTATAATAATATTGAAAAAAATAAGAAAACTTGTTTAGATAGATATGGTAATGAAAATTATAGTAAAACAAATAACTACAAAAATAAAATAATTCAAAGTTTTAAGGAATTATATCCGGATATTAATTTTATTGACATTAAAAAAGAGTCTGTAAGTATCTTATGTCCTATTTGCAACGAGGTTTTTGAATCGTCAAAACAATTATTATATGAAAGACATAAAAGAAATTATATTATTTGTACTAAATGTAATCCTATAGGTTCTTCAAATAGAAGTGGATATGAAAATGAAATTTGTGAGTTTTTAAACAATTTTAACATTGATTATGAAACAAACAAAAAAATACCGAATAAGAAAACTGAAATGGATATATTTTTACCAAAGTTTAATATTGGTATTGAAGTGAACGGGGTTTATTGGCATAATGAATTATTTAAAAATAAAAATTACCATTTACAAAAAACTATTGATTGTAAAGAAAATGAAATAAAACTTATTCACATTTTTGAAGATGAATGGTTATATAAAAAAGAAATTGTTAAATCAATATTAACGGGTAAATTTGGATTAATTAAAAATAAAATTTATGGAAGACATTGTGAGGTAAAAGAAATTACATCAAAAGTATCAACCAAATTTTTAAATGATAATCACATACAGGGGAATGTTAACTCAAAAGTAAAATTAGGGTTATTTAAGGACGAAACACTAGTTTCTGTTATGACATTTTCAAAAGGTAGGATTATAATGGGGGGTAAAGAAACTGAATGGGAATTAAATCGTTTTTGTAATTTATTAAATCATAATGTAATTGGTGGGGCATCAAAATTATTAAAATATTTTGTTAAAACATATCAACCCAATAAAATTGTTTCGTATTCAGATATTAGGATATTTGACGGGGGAATGTATGATAAATTGGGGTTTAAAAAAATATCCCAATCAAAACCAAATTATTGGTATGTTGTTAATGATTTACGAAAACATAGATTTGGGTATAGAAAGTCAATATTAGTTAAAGAGGGGTTTGATAAAAATATGACGGAACAAAAAATTATGTTTAATAGAAGAATATATAGGATATATGATTGTGGGAATATTAGGTGGGAATATATTATTTAATGTTTATTAAAAAAAGATGTTAACTATAATTATATATAAACAATAAGTTATATGGAACAAGATTTAATTAACGCAGCGACTGAAAATTTTTCATTACCACACGACATAGTAATGCTACCTTCTGGTGGGATATTTTACAAATCAAAAAAGAAATCTATCAAAGTCGGTTATTTAACCGCTAATGATGAGAATTTTTTAATGGGGGCGTCTCAAAATAATAGTAATATTATTATGACTTTATTAAGAAATAAAATTTATGAGCACGATTTAAAACCTGAAGAGTTATTAGATGGTGATGTTGAGGCTATTTTAATTTTCTTAAGAAATACTTCATTTGGTCCTGAATATAATGTAAATTTAGTTGACCCAAAGACATCTAAACAATTCCCATATACAGTAATTCTTGATGAATTAAATATTAAGAAAACTAGTGTCCAACCAGATGAAAATGGGTTGTTTACTACAAAACTACCTAAAACAGGACATACCGTAAAATTAAAACCTTTGTCTTACGGAGACATTCTTAATCTCTCAACATTAGAGGAGTCTTACCCAGTGGGTAGAACAGCTCCTGTTGTTACTTGGAGATTAGCTAAACAAATTGTGGAAATTGACGGTAATTCAAATTCTGGTGATATTTCATTATTTGTTGATTCATTACCAATTATGGATTCAAAATATGTTCGTAATTTCATTAAAGAAAACCAACCATCATTAGACTTAAAACAAACAGTAAAAGCCCCTTCAGGAGACTTGGTAACTTTCGAGATTACCTTTGGGGTGGAGTTTTTTCGGCCTTTCTTCTAATTACCGACAACTTCTAGTAGAAGAATATTATTTACTAGCTAAATTTATTAGAACATCATATAATGATTTTAACATCATGCCAACCTATATGAGAAAATATTTAATTGATAGAATAATCGAAGACAATACGCCAAAACAAGAATAATAAAATTGTTGTTGGCGTATTTATATATAAACACAATTTGATATGGCAGATATAGACGATAAGGATGGTATTATAGGTTCATTCAAGCAAACTATTAAAGAACTTGGTGATGCCTTTTATACTAATTTAGACCCGACAAACATTAAAGACATTTTACATCAGGTAGATACTGCGGCATCTCAAGTTATGACAACTATGGGTGTTAGTAATCAAAATTTGATTGCTATAAAAGCNTCTATGGGTGATGCGGCAACTAGTGTTGCGTCGTTAGGTGGTCAATTTAGTGATATTGTTGANATACAAACTAAAGCCGCAACAACTTTAGGTAGAAATTTAATACTTACATCAGAATCTTATTCTAAATTATATGCCGCTCAAAAAGTATCTGGTCAAAGTATTGAAAGTATTACGACAGGGTTTAAAGATGCGGGGTTTTCTATGTATGACGCGTCTTCCCAAATGGAAAAAGTTGTTTTAAAGGCGAATAGTTTAGGGGTTAATTCTTTAACAGTTTCTAAACAAGTTGTTGAAAATATGTCATCACTTAACAAATTTAATTTTGCT